GCTGCTAAAGCATTTGCAGAATTTCTCTGAGCTTTTTCTATATTATAAAGAATGTTACCAATAGGAATTTCATTCTTTCTACTTCTAATATAAGTATCAGGAGTTTCCATTATATATAAAGGATCTAAATCCATTGCTGCATTTAAATAAGCTTCATTAGCACCTAATCCTCTACCTAATTGTCCTTCTAATAGTCCATAATTAAACCTATTTTGCATAGGCATTTGTCTTGCACCAGTTATTGCATTAATATCTCCTAATTTCAAATTAGCTGCTTTTTCTGCAGGAGTTTCTGCGACACTCATTGCTATTGGTGTAGGCTCTACATAATTTCCCAAAGCATTATAATGCTCTATACCAAATTTTTCATCATCTCCAAATACTTTTCTATATTTTTCTTTAGGTAAATATGTTGTAAATTTTTCATAAATACCTTTTCTAATTTTAGGATTATTATATAACAATTCCGCATTACTTAATGTTTTATCATCTGTTGTTCCAGAGTATCCTAAATATTTAAAAGCTTTTTTTCTTATATCTAACTCAGATTGATTTTCTAAACCCTTAGGTCCTTCTTTAGCAAAAACTATTCTTTCTTCATATTTTAAAGGATCAAATCCTTCAACATAAGAAGGATATTTTTTACTCATAGTTTGAGTTACATTTCCTATACCATAAATATTTGCTTGTTCAGCAAGTTTAATTCTATCATTTATAGATAAATTTTCTGGTAAATTTAATCGAGGTTTTTGCCCTTTTTTGTAATTAATGTAAGGTAATATGTTAGCTATATTACTAGGGATTGTTGGTAAATTATTTCCAGTTAACCCCATATTGTTTCTAGTTAAAACCATGTTGTCAGAAGGATTTTCTTCTCCTGGAATCCATACTGGCACACCATTCGCATCTGTCCCCCAAGGATACTTAGGAATCATTCCCCCATAAGCCATCATAGGGTTTTTCATAGGTAATTGCATCTGCCCTTCAGCCAATTCTTTACCAGCTTTTATTAAGTCATTCATTTGCATACTTAAATCTACAAATGATTGTTTATTACTTTCTTTTAATTTATCAGTATTAAAAGAATTAGGAGTAGATTGTTTTTGATATTTATTTTTAGCATACTCAGAAATTTCAGCAGGAGATATTTTTTTATTTTTTCCTTTTGTAATTTGTTCTATTTGAAGCATTCTTTCTTTTGCTACTTCAGGAGTAAACATATCAATTAGTTGTTGATATTGTGCTGGAGTGTATTTATTTCTTGAACTTTGAATATGAGAGCCTGTAGGTAATACATCTGTAATTTCATTATCAGACATACTTTCATGAGATTGAGTAGCTTTTACAGATTGAATAGTACCATCAGGTAATACTACTTGTTCAGGTTGACCTTGATAAGACTCTGTTTGCACTGGCATTCTATTATACAAAGTATCTAATGCATCTATTTCTCCACCATCTTGTTTTTTCCACTTAGCAGCATTCTTTGCAAAGTTAGCCATTTGTACTACATTAGTAGAATATTTATCTTTATTAGCCATTACTTTATTAGCAGCCTCTTGTACTCCCATTCCTCTACTAGCAGCCCATTCAGTAAACTTACCTTTATTAGCAGGGTTGATATTAATTCCTCCACCCATAGCATACATAAAGTCATCATCTTCATAACCCATCATAGGCCCTGCTATCATTCCCCCACCAGGGTAATTCATAGGATACATAGAGTTATTTTGAAAATCTTGTGGAGCACCTTTTGGTGCATCTAGTAATCCTCCTAAAAAATATTGTGTAGGATATTCTACATATCCTCCCATATTATAATAATCTCCAGCTAACATTAATTCTTCCATTTCAGGAATAATTCCACCATCAGCCCAAGTAGACCTAGCATAAGCTCTAAAGTAAGGATTGTTTTTTAAATTAGTTTTATGTCTAGCATAGAAAGCTTCTTTACCATACTTAGATTTACTTCTTTCACCCATATTAGGATCACCAAAATATTTTTTAGTACCATCAGGGCCAGTAACAACATGAGTTTTACCTTTTCTATCATTACTCTTTCTTACAGTATAACCTCCATTTCCGTACTCATCTACCATACCACCCATAGCCATATTAGCTATTATGTTGTTTTGTACAGATTTAGGTAAAGCTTTAAATCCAGGATTGTTAATTCCTCCACCATTAGCAAAATTTAATCTCATACCTGCATTTATTGCATTTGGATTTAAATCTGCATTAATTGATAATCTATCATTTAAATTATAAGACCCTGTTAACCCAAAATCATCTATTTTTGCTCCATCTAAACTTACATATCCACCAAAATAGGGTCCAAATGAAAAGTTTTTATCATAATACATAGGATTTATATTTCCCCTTACAAAATCTTCTCCAAACCTAGGTTCAACAGATGTATTAACATCTAATGTTGGGTTAAAAGGAAAGGCTCTGCCTTTAATTGCCATGTTAGCTATTATGTTATTTTGTACAGATTTAGGTAAAGCTTTAAATCCTACGTTATCTATTTCACCACCTTCAGCATATTCATCTACATAACCACCCATTGCAGCTTTTTTCCAACTACCACCTTTTTCTTTATACCATTTAGCAGCAAAACCATTTGCGTAAGCACTAGGATACACATCATATTTAGCTTTAGCAGCAGCTTTAGCTTTACTCCATAATGAAGGATTAGTAGGAACATTTCCACCACTAGCCATTTGAGCTACCATTTCTTCTTGAGTACCCATCATTTGCTCTTGAGAATTTTCTGGAGCATTAGCCATCATTTCTTGTTGTTGGTATTGAGCAATAATTTCTTGAGCTTCAGGATAAGCTTTAAAAAAAGCTTCTTGTGTTGGGAATTTCTTATAAAACTCAGCTTCTGTTTTTACTCCTGCTATCTGTAATAATAATTCTTTCATAATTTATATGTTTATAGTTGGTCTAACCAACCAGTTTTATTTTGTTTTTTATTAATTTTTTGAGAAACTTTACCGCCATATTTATACTCTTCTATATCATTAAAGTTATAATCAACTATTCCTCCATCTTGTAATCTTATTCCTGTAATATTACTCATAATATTTCCAAAACCTTTTGCACCTGTTGCCCCACCTTTCATATTACCCAACATTCCTTTTAATCCTCCCATATTCTTAACCATTCCTACTCCCCCTTTAATGTTTCCAAATAAACCTGAAGCAGTATCCATCATATTTCCAAAGTCTTGAGAAGACCTAACTAATCTATTACCTGAAACATATCCTGATTTATCATAATTAGATAAAGCATCTTTAGCTTGAAAAGTTCCAATAGTGCTACCAACTCCTTCTCCTACATCTCCCACACCACTACCAATCATTCCTACATTTCCTGTAGCAGCTCCACCAATAACTTTTGCAGCACCCATTCCTACATTTCCCACTCCTTTACCTACTGCATAACCACCAGTTCTAGTTAAGAATGAATCTCCTAATGCACTTTGAGTAATATCACCTACAATAGGTACTGTACTTAATACACCTGTTAAAGCACCTACAGGTTCTTTAGCCCAATCCATAAAACCCCAATCTACTTTATCATCTTGAAAAGATTGTCTATCTTTTCTTACTTTTGTATGCATAAAATCATTTTCATATGCTGACTCTAAATCAGCTGCTGAAGCTCTATTAGCATTACTATTAAATACTCTAGGGCTTCTTTGTCTGGAATAAAAAGGCATCATTCCACCATATTGATATTTACCAACTCTTCCCCCATACATATTAACTAAATCATTTAGATTAACTCCCATATCATAAGGAGTAGTATCATCACTAAAGTGTACTCTAGGAACAGGATTATAATTTTCATGAAATACATTACTTTTATGAATATATTCAGGATACCCTACAGGTAACATATCCATATTACCTCCATTTTGGTATTTTCTTAAATATCCTCCATATTTATTTATAAAAGGAACTCCTTTCCACATAGAAGGTCCCATAGAAGATCCTGTAGTAGGAAGTTTTTGTGGATAGAAAGAATTAAATAATCCTGCATTTTTTAAAGCTTGGTCATTTTCAAAATTTAATTGCTCATCTGTTTTTCCTCCACTAAGTGGTGTTTGCCAATTACTTATATCAGGCATTACATTATTTCCTCTCATTGTAGGTTGAGAAAACTGACTCATTAATCCTGTTACTTGACTAACTCCCTGGTTTACAGCACCAAGTACATCGTTAATTCCTGAAAACACACTTGGCTTGTTAATTTCCTCTTCCATGTTTTCAATGTTAGTAGGCATAACAGATCTAAAGTAACTATTATCTTGAGATAGTTGAGGACCTACTCCAAAACCTTTATAACTATCTTGATAGTTAAGGTATCCTCCTCCTTGATATTTTTTAAATTTATTTTTCATATCATTATATATTAAACCTCCATCTTCTTTTTTATGACTATAATCTATTCTTTTAGATGAAGTTTTTTCTCTTTTAAATTTTTCTTTTTCTGCACTACTTAATTCAGATGCAGTTTTAGGGGTATCACTATTTATTCTTTTAGAAGGTCTACAAGCAGGATAACCTTTTCTTTTCTCACCTTTTTGTCTACCACACTCTTTACCTGTTTTAACATCTACCCACTTCTCAGCAAACCATCTATCTAATCCCCCATGTTGGCCACCATCTTTCATTATAGGTATCTCTGTTACTTTATCTGTAGGAAATATATAATCTCCTGTATTTGGGTATAAAACTACTCCATTAGCTGCTACTGGAAAAGCCATATTATTAGTAGTTATATAATTACTATTGATAACTTTTTTAGGTGTAAAATTATCTAAATTAGATATTAAATAACCATTATTATCATTTACTTTTCCTCCCTTTGCAAACTCTGGGGGAGTAGCCATTGGTTGTCCAGGATATACTTTTGGTGCATTTTTTTGTAAAATAATATCAGACCTTAATTTTGTTTTAGGGTCATAATAAATTTTATCTTCTAGCTCAAAAGGATTAAACATTAGATTTTCTAATTCATCTAATAGAGGAGTTGCTTTTTTTAAATATTTACCCATAGTTGGGTTAATATTTCTATCAATAAATTGATTTGCATATCTTGTAGGATCAAAATCAAATCTATCAAAATATTTTAAATATTCTCCTTTAGCATCTTTACCTTTAGTTACATAATGTTTTCCCATAACAAAATCATCATAAGGATATAAATCAAATGCTGGGTTAACAGGGTCAGGTACTCCATCTTCATTAGGTACTCCCCAATCCCTTACAGCTTCATCAGATAAAAGAGTGTCAGGATAAAGTTTATTATAATCTCTTATTCTATATTTATTTGGAGCAGTTTGCTCAAATGCTCCTGTTTTAGAAGGTAATCCTAAATACATTCTAAGAGCATCTTGCTCTCTAGCAATAGGTTCCATAGGTTCATTACTATAATCTTTTCCTTCTATACCAACTGCTGTTCTTAAAAGTTGGTTTAAAGGAGTAAAGTATCCTTCTTTAGTATCTAAGTTACCTAAGTTTTCTTTTAAAGATAAAGCTTTTTTTAATTTAGATAATGTGTTTTTTTTATCTTTTACTTTTCCTCCTCTTTCATAAGTAGAAGCTCCTTGTTTTTGTAGTGTTTTCTTTGCTGCTATTTTTGCCGCTACCAAAGCTGGTGTATGAGTTATGTGTGAAGCAGCTACTGGATTAAACGTGTTGTTTAAAAATTGTTTTGACGTATTTGCTCCAATACTGCCTATTGCTCCAATCCCCAAAGGGGCCGCTAAAGCTAAGGCTGCATTTGTATAATCTCCTTGGTTAATTAATTCTGGAGTTTGAGCTAATCTCCCAGCCACTCCTCCTACTATATTAAATGGATTAATATAGTCATCAAAGAAGTTGTCTTCATTTGAAAATCTATATTTACTTTTCATTCCCTCCCCTATGTCATACAAATCTTTTGCATTTGCAGTTTCTAACATAGATTTTTGATTTAACTCTTCTAGCCTTCTTACATCAGCTATCCTTTTTTCTTTAGCCTTTTGGGATTGATTGGCTTTTTCTCTTAACAAATTGTTAACCATTTCTTTATTATCAGAACTGTTAACTATTGGACTATTCTTATTGTAAGTATTATCTACAAAAACCTGTTTGGTTGGAAATTTGAAATATTGTTTTAATTTGCCTCCATCTTGGTATTCATTAATAGACAATTCCTCAGAGTAGTTATCCAACCACCCTGAAGAATTAGTTTTATTAAGTTTATTTTTACCTTTAGCCATTAACGCATGGATATGTTGTAATTGAGGAGTGTAAATTTAAGTATAAATTTTAAGTTTTCTAATTCTTTATTATCTATATTAACTCTATAATTAAAATATCCATTTTCTAATCTATCAATTTTTGTCCAATCCTTTGATAATGAAACATTTGAGTTGGGGTAAGGAAAAATATCTCCTACTAAGAAATTTAAATCACTATCAACTACATAGTTCATTAAACTGTTACAAAATATAGTACCATTAATAATGTTATGTGGTTGATTGTTTAATACAACATTCTCCATATAATCAGCATTAATAGGAGTCTTTAACATTACTTCTCCACTATGTTGTCTATCAGTCCAAACTGAAACACTTGTAGGGGGTTCATCTACTAAAATAAGTTGGTTATTTACATTCTTATAACAATCCATTTTAATTCCTACATTTTGTAATGTAGTGTAAATTAAAGGATGATATGTAAATACTGCATCTACCATTGAAGGATAGTTAACTCCATAGAACTTTCTATAAGAATTAAAGTTATCTTCGTGTAAATATAATTTATAATCTTCATCTTGAGTAAAGAATGTGTCTCTATTTTGTAAATAAGCTATTGGCTTATAAGAATGAAAAGAATAAAATGCTTTATCTTCTGGATAATAAGAAATGGTATAATCGTTATTACGATCTGTAAATAATAATCTTTTATGTCTATAATCAAAACCAAAAGTAATATCTATATCAGCCAAAGGTAATAATGGACTATAAGAATTATAATAAGCATTAAAATTATTCTTAAAGAAACTATTCATTCCATAAGTAGAAATAGCATCTAATTCTCCTCCTGATAATAAATTTATACTTTGATTTTTTAGATCAACAAAAAAGTAGCCATAATTATTTTGAAAAGTAAATCTTTTATCTTGTAAACCCATATATCCTTCATTAGATATAAATAGATTTAAAGGTTGTGTACTTAATATATCACTTGTTCCAACATATATAGTATTATTATTAGCTTGTAATTGAGATTCTAATACTTGAATTTTCCACATACTATCTGTAGTATGAGCATATATAATATTACTTTCTTGTAAAAGATTTGTAATATTTCCATATGCAGCAGGTACTGTTATAAAATTATTAGCTAAAAATTTAGAGAATCCACTTTCTGGTACAGCAGGATTATCTGCAGTAGAAACTATAATTCTATTATCATATTGATTATCACATTCACAAGTTTTATAAGTTTCATCTATAGGTTTAAATATGTTAAACCTTAATCCATTTAATTCATTATAATCACTATTCATAAGAATAATATTATCATGAAAGTTTCTATAAGAATCATCATACTCTACAAACATAGAATAATTAGCACAATTATCTCCATCTTGAGCACAAATAATTTGATAAAAATAACTATTTAAAAAACAATCTTCTGCATATTCTCTTGTTTTATTAGAAAATAATTTATATTTTCCATTAGCTAATTTAGGGTAATAAATTTCATTAAATGTAGGTCCTTCATATCTTAAATCTAAATTATAATCAGATTCCATTACAGAATTAATAAGAGTTACATTAGGTTTTTGTAATAAATATAATGAAAGTAAATAACCTTTATTGTTAGCTATAATATTTGTAATACTAAGAGTTGGATCTAATTTTGTCATCCATTTAGCTCCTATACTATCATTAATATAAGAATCTTCTAACATTCCTGTAACTCCTGTTCTAATAAAAGAAAATGTATTAATAAAAGAATCTCCATAAAATCCTGTAACACTTGTTTGATCAGCACAAGCTTTTAATCCTGTATCAATAAAAAACATATCTTGTATAGCTCCATATTGTCTAGGAAGATTATTTTTTAAAGAACCATAATAAATGTAACCTTCATTACAACTATCTAATATATTATTAGAAGTTGCATTATCTAAATAATTTTCAAAGAAATACTGTTCATTATTTCCTGAAGGACTTGTGGCAGTAAGAGAAACAGTTGAAGAGGCTGTTCCATTTGAAAAAGAAATTCCAAATGGTGCCAACCATTGTATTTGAGTAGTACTAATTACAGAAAAAATCATACCATTAGTAAAAGCACCCCCAGGACTATTTGTAATAGTTAAAACTGATCCGACAGGAAATGCAGGATTAGAATAATTTACAAGAGTTCCCCAAGGAGGACCACTAGTTGCTGCAACTGTAAAAGTTTGATTAATCCATGTCTCTGTTTTAAACCTTAAAGTTGCAGGTATAGGAAGAATTAGGGGGAGATCATAAAAATTTGAAGTTTTTTCTAATCTATTTGCTCCTGAATTCCATTTATATTTATCTCCTACATCAAATGGAGCAACTCCTCCTGTGTTAATAATAGTAAATTCAGTATTATTAGGATAATTTGTTAAAGCAGTTGGAAAAGTGGTTGGACTTGTTAAGTAATCTGATGAAATTGTTGCCGTAGATAAAATTACAGGTACATCTAGTTCAAAGAAAATTTTATTAGTTGTTAATGTAGTACAATTACATTTTTTAGCACTAGTATCTGAATTAAAAAAATCTCCATTATGATTAAAAGATAAATCTGTTCTTTTATTTAATAAAACAAAAACTCCGCTCTCTCTATAAAAATTTACAAGAGAGTACTCTGCTCCTAAAATTTTATTTAAAATAACATTATCTTTTACATAAGAATAGTTTTCCGAACAAATATTTTTAAAATTATAAAATAAAGATCTATTTTTATAACCATTTGTCCTATCTATAATTATATTATTAGATTGTACATATCCATAATTGTACATATTATATATTTGAATAGCAGTTCTTCTTAGTCTACCATCTTTATCTAAAAAAACAGAGGTATCTAAAGCACTTGGATCTCCAGCACCTGATTTAAATCCATTTTGTCCATCAATAGAATCTAAATAATATCCTGTTGTATTATATTGTTGTTCTATTTTAACATGGTTCATATTTATACCACCTTGAACTGCCATAGTATTTCCTCCATAAAACATTAAAGCTTTTTCATAATGCTCACCATACCCACAATTTTTTACAAAGTCTGTAACAGTATTAGAAGTAGTTAAATCAGGATTATATTGATTTGAAAAATAATCCCATTTAGCTCCAGAGTTTATATTATGTTTTGGAAAAATATACTCTGTACCATATTTATCATTAGTAAAAGTTTCTACAAAAAATCCCTTAGCTTGAATAGATTTATTATAAGAATCTCTTCTTACATAAACTAATCTATAACCTGTTACTCTAACTCCTCCTGTTTCTTCTAGAGTAGGCATTTTAACATTGTCTAGTTTTAATCCTAAAGGATAAATTTCTAAACTATCATATTTACTATCATATCTATTTTTATTTTCTTCAATAGCAAAATCATCTACTATATTGTTATGAAAAGGTTCAATGGTAGAATCTGGCATTTTAAATAAAGTAATAGGTTTGCCATATAATTTACCCAAAATAACTTCAGTGGGATACATATAATCCTCAGGATCATAAGTACTAGGGTTAAATGGACCCACATCACATCTAGGAATTATAGGGTATCTTTCTTCAGATTCAAAATAACCTAAGTATCCTTCAGAACGGACAGTATTATTATTATTATTATTAATAGTACCTGAACAAAAATCTGTAGTACTTAAACTTGTAGCAAATGCATTATATGCAGTTCTCTTTGCTGTATTAACTTCTTTCCAATAAACTCTATCATCTGTACAACATAATGCTGTATCATTAGTTTGTGGGTTTCCTTCATTCCAATCTGGAAAAGGAGTATATTTTTTATTAATTAAAGGAAATACAGCAGATTCTGACATATCCTCAAATTCTAAAACAATACCTAACATATAATTTTCATCTCTCATCCAAGATTTGTGATGAATAACATGTTCTGGGTTTTTATACCCTTTAGTATTATTTATATTAATTTTTGCTGTTACATATTTAACAGTAATATCATTTGCATATTGTTGGTAATCAACATTTCTTTTACCATTAACTCCTGCTAATAATAATCTATTATTATATATTAATCCACTTTTAGCAGATAAATAAAATGCTCTTTTAACTAAGATTTCTCTTATATCTACAGTTTCAGAAAAAATAGTATCTCCCTCATAAACTACAGTTAACTCAGAAGTTACAGGTTGCTTTCTTTTAAATAAAAAAGAAGTAGAAACTCCACCTACAGTTTTTATAAATCCTACATTTATATATGGATATAAAACATCTAAGTTTTCAAAATTTAAAACTATACTTTTATTTAAAAGTTTAGGTTCATTACCATCTATATATTCATAAGAAAAAATAAGATTATCTTCCACTAAAGGAATATTTTCATTTATAATATAATAATTTGTAGTATTACCATTACTATCTTCATATTGAATAAATGGTCTATACATACCTGCCTCTATAGCATAAGCTGCATTATCTATAAAATTAACATTATTTAATCTAATACAAGTGTCTGCAATTTTAAACAAATCTAATTCATCACAACTATTAATACAACAATCTGTATTAGGATCTTTTAAATACTCTGTTATATTAATATTTCTTACTCTATTTTTACCATCCCAAAATACTATAACTATATCTTCACATTCTGTCTTAGTATAAGTAACAGATTCTACATAATTATTAAAGTCTAAACAAGGAGATTTATATATTGTAGTATAAGTATTTAAATTACCATCAAATACTCCAATTTCATTATTAGATAAAAATAAAACCCATTTATTTAATTGTTTTATTAAATTAGAATTTAATATTTTTCCAGGTAATTTAATGTTTAAATCTAAATTAGAATACTCTGAAGTTAAAAAATTTTCATCACCTTCAGAAGACTCTTTCAATACATTTAATGCAGCTCTATAAGTATCTTTAGGTTGAGCATCTGGAGAAGCATCTTGATTTATACCTTTAGTAAAAGTATAATTAGCTATATCTTGCAAAGTCCTAGTTTTATTATTTTGCTCTGCCATAATTAATATTTTGTAAACCCGTTATTTATTGTTTGAGATTTTCTTTGATCTAAACCATGATAATGATTAGGTACTAAGAATTGATTAAGTGCTTCACCCATAGCCCACATTTCATCAAATGTTTGAGTATTTAAATCTTCTCTAGCTTTAATTCTATATTTAATGTACTCTCTTTGAGCCAGTTGAAAAAAGTTTAAATCAGCATTAGACTTACTTTTTCTATATTGAATATAAGCTAATTTCTCTTCTATTGCAGCTATTAAAGCATTAATAAAGTTTTTAGTATTAGGAACTAATGGTAAATCACTTTCATCTACAGGTATAGATAAATATCCTAATATTATTTCAGCTTCTTTATAATCACATATTAAATATCCATTATCAATAGTAAAAGAATTTTGAGGTCTTAACTCTCTCTCAAAATCTACATTAGTATGTCTTAATAAAGATAATTCATTTTTTCTAGGTTGTAAAATAATCCACTCATTTCTATGTCTTTCAAACCAAGGAGTAAAATCTTGAACACTAGCAAACTGAAATGCTCTTGCTTGTTCTAAGTTTTGAATAAACAACCAACCATTAGTTTCTAAATAACTATTATCACAAGAACAATTATTTTCACATTTGCAATTTCTTCTATAAGTCCATGTGCAATCAGGATTATTAAAATCTTGTTTTATTAATTCTGTTAAAAAAAATTGCTCTCTTAAGTGTTCTTTAGATTTAGCTAACACATATAAATTTTGTTTAAAACCACAAGGTAATTTTACTCTAAAATTCTTTACTTGTAATTTTTGTACTTTTTCTTTATATTGTTTGGCTGTTCCTATTTCAAAATAAGCATCTATAATCCATTCAGTCATTAATTCTTCATTAAAATTAATTTCATTAGGAGCTATTTGTTTCCAGTTTTCAATAACTGTAGAAATGCTTGTAAATTGTAAATTATTCATCTTCTTTTAATTTTTTAGCTAAGTCTCTATCTAGTTGCCTGTAAGTTGTAAATTTATAATAAGTATTAATTACATTGTGGTTATAAATAATTCTATATCTAAATCTATTTGTGTGAAAGTTTGTATAGTATATTGTTTTTTTAAGTTTTTTAGTTAAGCCAAAATCAATTAATTTTTTATTTGACTTGTATCCTATTATTTTAAAAGAACCTATTTTTAATAAATTTAATGTATGTTTTTTTAATAAAATTTCTGCAGCTACTTTAAATATTTCTTTTATTACTTTAACATATAATTTTTTATCAGCATATTCTGTTTCTTTAATAACATCATAAACTGAATAATATTTTAAAGGTTTATTTATTTGTTTTCTGAGGGGAACCTGCATCTTCATTGAATGTATCATTTATAACATCTCTATTAAAGTATTGATAAGTTTTTAATATCCTATCAGCCATCATATTATACATTTTATCTAATAGCCTTTCATCCAAAGGAAAATCTGTATCTAAGAAATCACAAACATTATCACAAGTATTTTTTACTTCAAAATCATCATAAAATAATGCTTGAAGTTTTACCCATTGTGGACTATTTAAATCTGGAACAAATAAATAGTTATTTTTTATTAAATATTTAAAGTTATTTTCAGTATTACCTAATTCATTATATCTTCTAAATGATTTAGATGATTCTGAAACAACTCTAGTATAGTTATCTCCTCTATCATTATATACTTTAGTAATAATATTATTAATTGTATTAGGTATAGGTTTTTTAGACTTTAACCATTTACAACCTGTAGGTAATTTTTCACAACATTCATTAGTATCTGCTAATTCTAATTGTACACAATCTAATGTTTGTAAATTTAAACTATAGTTATAATCAGGATCTTTAATCTTGTCATAAAGCAAAACTCCTCTACATATCTTCATTAAATGATAAAAATATGCATAAGTAAATGCACTATCATCTGAAGGAAGTCCTTTATCCATAGGAACTCTAAACCCATTAATTATTTCTCGTATTGTCATTTTTTTTAATTTTCATTTATCCATTTTGTATACAAATGACTAAAGTCTTGATAAGTAAAATTATACAATCTTTTAGGATGTTGTAAATATTGTTGATATAATATAATTAAGCTAACCCCAGTATTCCCAGAGTTAGCTTGATTATTAGTATTGTTAATATGTATATTAAACACTTTAATTAAATATATTTAAAATTTGTTTTGTTTTTCCTACTACCACTTAACATTGATCTAAAATGTCGATTTTGACAAGTTAATCCACTTGCTAACCAAGCTTCAACAGAACTGTTGTATATAATTCCATTTTCTGTATTTATTACTTTTTTAGCAATAGGGTTTATATATCCATTTTCATAAAGTTTTTTTTGTGATTCACTTTGTTTTTTGCAAATTTCTTCACTTACTTTTATTCCTTTTTTTAAAGATACTTTGCCATACATACCATTATTAACTCCTTTATTTTTTAAAGATATTTTTTGTTTTGATTCTTCAGACATTTTACCTCTTACATTTTCATATGAAGTTAAAACACAGTTTAATCCATTTTTAGATAAAACATTATATTTTTCTTGATAATATCTTTCTCTTTCACTTAAATCAGATAAGTTACATTCTTCTAATATTTCAAAATCATGATTTTCAACTCCATATTTTAAAAAAGTGTTAAATAACCTAGGTTGTTTTTTACAATTCATTATTTTATAATGATAAAATCTATTTTCTAAATCAATAGATTGACCAATATATATTCTACCTTTTGGGTTTATTATTTTATAAATACCTATTTTTTTATTCATAACTTTAGAAATAATAAGGATTAATATTTTTTCTATTATCCATATAATTAAAATGAACAAATCCACTACGACCTTTATTAAAATTTAATTGTACCCAATTTGAACTAGGACTAAATGCTGGGTAAGAATAATATCCAAATACATCACTACTAGAATCGTCTAATACTGCTAAATGACTATCTCCTTTTCCAAACTCTATTTCAAAATACCCTTTATTTAACACTTCTATTTGATTTAAATAACCTATAACTTTATTTACAGTTGCAGGATCTGCTTTAGGTTTAAATCCAAACTTCATATTTGCATCATCTTTACCATGAGTTAAACAAAAACATCTATTTTCTATTATATAATAATCTATAAATTTTCTTTGGTTAATTACTTCAATATTTTTAATTGCTTCTTCTATATATACTTTAAATGCTGAATTTGTAATATACCCAAAATGACCTGCATGATTATCATTACAAATATTTATAAATTTTATTTTTTCAAAATAAGGTGCAAGAGATTTAACTAATTTTATCTTAAACTCTAAAGCTACATCAAAAGCATCACTTGTACTCATATTTTGAGGTAACTTGTGTCCACCTCTAGTAGTCAAACTATTATACCCATCTAAAAAATCTCCTAAATCATTAATAATAAGAGTATTAGATTTTTTATGTTCTATAGTATGTTGTACCATAATTTCTAATCTCTTAAACAATTCTTCTTTATCCCATTTTAGATCATACAAAGAATAACCTGAACTAGCTACATCCATACCTACATGAACATCAGTAAAAACAAGTCTATCAAATAAAGCAGTATTTTTACTTGTTTCTACTTTTTTAATAGTAATAGGTTCAATTTTACCAAATAATTCTTTAAAATTAATAGTATCTAAATCTAAACTTTCCTTATCTTTATATAAAGGATTAGTAAAAAACATTGAAGATTTATCATTTTTAAGCCAACCATGTTTTATATCTTCTACCGGCACTCCTATAGATAAACTTTCTTGGTAAATAGCATTTAATTCTTTAACTGTTTCTACCATTTCTAAAGGAACCCAAACATTAGTACCTTCAGTATTTTGTTTAGTATTTTTAACATTTCTTCCGTATGTACTTAATAAAAAATCAAGCTCTTCTGAAGTTAAGTTAAAACTATTATTGTTTAATTTTTTTAATAATCTTTTTTTATTGGGTCTTGCAATCTCTAAATAATTTTTATTATTACTTGTCCAATTTAAAAATTTATTTACAACTTGTTGATTTACCATGTTTTATGTGTTTTAATATAAGTAAAATATTAAAAATTAAACTAATTGTCAAAATTAAAAAATAATTTTAATATTATTCTAATTTTTATTAAGTACAAAGATACAATAATACTTATGTTTTATCTTCTTTTTTTTCTTGAGTAGCATACTTAATACCCATAATAGTACCTACAATAGAAAATGCATTAGTTAATAATACACTAAACATATTACTCCAAGTAGAGCCAATAATTTGAGTATCCTTATTTGATAAAATTGCAAATGAATACATTATAGTTGTTATAAATCCAACACTAACTATAACTCCTAAAGCAGTCTTAACAATAGTTCCAATTAATTCATTTTGACTTTTTTTAATTGTTGCTTCTAAGTCCTCTAAAACATTATTTTTTTCTATCTCTAAGGCAACCCTAAGGTTATTAGAATTGTCTAATTCTACTTGCAAATTTTTAGATAACTCATTGATTTTGTTTTTGCTAGTAACAGTTTCAGTAATGTCATTAGCAATTTTCATTACTTTTCTACAAACTCCATCATTACTAAGTATTGGATTATAAGTGGCTTTTAAATAAACAATATCACCATCCATTTTTCTTCTCTCATATTCTCCTTCAAAAAACTTACCACTACTTAATTTTTTCCAAAACTCTTTGTATTCTTCTGATTTTGAGTACTCAAAGCTTACAAAAATACTGTGATGTTTTCCAATAATCTTGCTTTCATCTCTTTCATCAAAACCCATAGTTTTTAAGAAAAGAGAATTTGCACCAAGAATATATCCATTACAATCAAAATAAATAACAGCATTGCTTTTACTTACTGCACCAATTTCATTCTTTGCTATAACTGTTGTACTAACATCATTAGCAATTTTCATTATTTTAGTAACTTCCCCATTTTCATTTAATATAGGATTATAAGTTGCTTGTAAATAAATAAGTTCTCCATCTAACTTAACTCTTTCAAACTCACCTTCATAAAACTGACCATCTCGTAATCTTTTCCAAAACTTTTCATATTCTTTTGATTTAAAATATTCAGTAGAAACAAAAATACTATGGTGCTTACCTATAATTTTTTCATGGTCTCCTTCCTTATATCCCATTGTCTCTAAAAAAATAGAATTTACTCCGAGAATTATACCATTAAGGTCAAAATAAATAACAGCATTACTACGATTAATAGCTTCTAACCTACTTATTAATTCTTCTTTAGACAATGTTTTCATAGTTAATCCTTATTATTTATTTATTTTAATTTGAAACCAAATGAAATACCTATGCCAGGTTGAATACCTTGTGGGGTAAGTGATAAAGTAGGTCCTGCAATTAAAGAAAATTTATTTTTAGACTGTAAATATTGTATATGATTTTGTCTTACAGTATCTCTAACTAATAATGTTTTAATTAAAGTATCTGATTTAATTATTACATTATCACAATTTATAAGTGAATTTTTTAAAGCAATAACTAAACTATCACAAATAGAATCTTTGCCTGCAACATACTTTTTATCTATGCTATAAACAATTTCTTTAGATTTAATATAATGGTTTTTTACTACTTCTCTATCTACTATTAGAGTATCTATTTTTTGAGAAAGACTGTCTGCTAGTCTTTGAATTATAGCTTCATCTTGGGAAAGTTTATTATGTGAAAACCACATATATGTCCCAAATAAAGTAACAAGGATTATAAGTATATATTTCATTATTTAACGTATGTATAGTATTTAAATGTTTTTTCTTCTCTATCAGCCAAACCATGGGTACCACCATTAATTCTTTTAGTAAGAGCTAATATAGTTTCTTTGGTTACACCTTTATCACATATATCCCAAAGTTTGTTTTTATCAAAAAAGAATTTAGCAGATTCAAAAGAAAGTTCTCCAGCTACTAAATCAGGGTTAGACATAATCTCAGGATTTTTTAAATAATCTGAAAATGCTTGATAGTTTGATTTACCTGTTAATTGTAAAGCTCCCCTACCTCTAAATTTCCATCCATCTCCTGAAGCTTCGTCTCCATTCCCCATTCTTGAAGAATAAACTTTGTTAGCAATTTTTTCAGGGTTTCTTGCATACTTAGGAGTAGTAGCACTTGTAAAATATTTTCCAAATATCTTAACTAATCCTTCTGCAGAATAGTTTAAGTTTTCAGAAAAAGCTTTAAAGTTGCCAGACTCATGTGCAGTTTGTGCAAAAAAGTGTGCAGCTCTTTCTGGAGTAAACCCATAATATTCCATAGCAGCTTTTAATGTTCCAGGGCCAAAAGCACCATCAGCTGTTACCCCAATTTTTTCTTGTAATTTACTCAGACTCATTTTCTTTATTTTTATTAGTGTTAATAATATTTGTAATTTTTTCTGTTGCAGCAATTCCAAATGAACCTAATACTAATATTTCAAATGCTGTAAATATAAACTCATTTACAATAAGTTCTTTGCCTAAGTAGCCTGTTATAATATCTACTGTTGCAAATAAACACATCATGATAAAAGCTAAAAATCCTATTACAGATTTTTCATTAATGGAATTGTCATCACAAAACATTTCTCTTAAAAATTTCATAGTTTTATTTTTTAATTTTTTTACAATTTATATGTTTTTATAGGTTATGTAATAAAAACCCATCCTTCAGACTTATTAATATATAAACCTTCTACTTCATCAATTTGATATATCATTAACCCTATAGCTGGCATAGATATTAATCTTTTTGCTTCTGCTGTCATTCTTGGGGGTAAAAATCCTTTTACTGTTGAATTTATATTTAATATAGAAGAAGGTTCTTCTACGTCAGTACCTATTAATACATTCCCATTAGTATTAACTTTAAAAAAAGTAGTATTAGTATCTAAATCTTTAATATTCCAACTTGCCTCTCCTTTTATATACCAATTAAAAGTAGCATTTATAGTTATAAATAAAGAATTTATCCAATCAACTAAACCCCTTATTGTAGGGAAATAAGTTTCTGAAGTTTCATTACCAACTACTGTTGATGTTTTATTAGTTTCATTTTCAGGAGTAAATCCTAATACATCTTGTTTTGAAGTTGCTAATCCACTATACTGAGTATTTGTTGCATTATCTCCAGTGTTTGTTCCACTTGTATTACTTACAACTGTCAGTTGTGCATCCGTAATGTAACGCTTATTTAAAGTATCTGCTATATCTGCTGTTGTAGCATCTACCCCACTTGTTACAAGGCCTTTTGCATCATATGTAATTTTTGTATTAGTAGCCCCTACAATAGTAGTATTTTTTACAACTAATCCACTTAAATCTTGATCTCCTGTATTACTACCACTTAAAGTTGTAATTCCTAATATTGTTTTGATTCTTGAAATATCAAAATAAGAAACTATAGCACTCCAAACAGGAAATTTAGTAGTACTTGCACTATCTGTAGTAGAAGTGGATTTATTGGAGGAATCTTCTTTTAAGCCTATTGCAGTAGCTTGTAAAGTAGATATAGGTTTATTTGCATCATTTGTATTATCTACATTATTTAAACCTATTGCATTTTTATCTAAAGTTTGAAATGTTTTATCTCCTCTCCAATATTCAGAGGAAGTACCCCCTGTTATAGTAGGTTCTTTGGTTAATAGCCCAGTATTAACTGCATTCACAGTAGGATACTTTATAGAACTAGCTGTTAAATCATTTTGTTTATTTGCTAGGTCTTCAGGGGTATAACCCAAAGCATAAGTTACATCTGAGTCTAATAAATATACATCTCCCTGTCTTTCATTA